GGCGGGTGTTATCCTCAAAGTTGAAATACTGCTTGAGTAATTCCCGGTTTGTGTCAATGTCCTGCCCCGCCGCAATCCGCACTCGGATTATAAGAGATTGTGGGTCTGCCACTATTCCCGCAACATACGGGTAGTTATCCGCACGCGGAACGGTAACAACATTACCATGTATATTCACTTTCGAGCCGGGCGGGAAATCGGAATAGAACGGCGAGCCGTTATTGATGCTAATCCCGTTCCATGTCAGCAAAAGAAGATTCATACTCCGCCTAACTGCCCGCTGGTCGCTGCGATGAACGGGTTGGGATAAATGCAGTCATAGGCGATTTCACTCCACGAACCGACATTGATCGTCGCGCCCGCGAAGTATTGATTGACAACCGTTCCCGTTCCGCCGCCTGTACCACCGCCGGTACTGCCAGTCCCGCTGCCCGTCATGCCGCCTACATACCCTCCCCAACCACCTGGACTACCGGAACCTGTAGAAGTGCCGGTATATGCGCCCTGGAGTAATTCGGCCAGCGTCAAATCAGTCGTGATGACTTGCCATATATTTTGGAGTGTAAGAGCACTGAGCAGTGCGCCTATCTTCTCCCCCACCCAATCCACGAAACCATTCCACATAAAGGCCATTCCATCCCATAGACCCTGGACGATATCTTTGCCGATCTCCATGAACACAGTCGATCGACTGGAAATGCCGAGCCATTTCTTTATAGGGTCAATGATTTTCTCATGTACCCACGCGTTGGCATCCCATGACCAGTCGAAATCCACTACTTTTTGCCAGCCATCTTTGATGGCCTGCCCGATTTGTATCCAGGCATCTTTGCCGACTATGAAATCTACAATGCCAACCCAGGCCTCAACAAGTTTATCCATGATTGGGTCAACCAAATATGTTTGTAATGTATACCCAACATCCACTCCCTCCATCGCGCCCTGCCATGCTTCGCTGATTGCGTTTTTCAAAGCAATACCCATTGGCCCCCAGTCGACCTGATTGACAATAATATCCAATCCCGCAAAAGTAAGTCGTATTACCTCAGCGACCACATCAGCAAGAGTATCAATAACTCCCGCCCAATTCGCCCCTGCAATAGCAGTAGTGAGCGTGTCAACTAATTCTTGTATCTTGGTAGGCACATCAAGATTAGTCCAAATCTCAGAAAATAGATTGTGAATTGCCGTTCCCCAGCCTTCCGTCTCTCCTGTCTCTATAAAACTCTGAATGGCTGTAATAACATCCTCAAGTGGAGTACCTTCCCATACGATAGCCAGGTCAGCCAGCCCTTTCTTGAACGCCTCCAGCGGTTCAAGTCCTAAATTCAATCCGCCCTGCATGACAATCAGGGCATATCCAATGTCATGCAATATAGGCGATAAATTCTCAAGATCAAGCATCGCCGCGCCGAGTGCGGACAAAAAAGGTATATCGCCCTCTGATCTCAATAGATCATTGAATCTTTCAAAGAAGCCAATTACTCCTTGAATAACAGGGTTGGTATCGGCAAATTCCATTAACTTCGTAAGCAAATCACCAAGCACAGCCAGGACAGGCCCTCCTATTATTTCCTTCATTTCATCCAGTTTATTTTTGGCAATCTCCACTTGGCCCGCGAATGTCTGTCCCATTGCCTCAGCCAATCCGCCGACCTGCTGTTCCACTTCTGTCAGGATGATATTTTGCGCGGCGGCCACGTTACCCGTTTCCACGAAATTCTTTATCATTTCCTTTTGAGCGTCAGTGAAGGTGACGCCCGCACGCGTCAGTGAGCCGAGCATATTCAAGGGATCATTCAAGGCCTTGCCTAATTGCATGGCGGCGGAATCGACGCTCCCGAATATCTCCGCCATGTCGAGCATCGCCGGGACGGTTCGCTCAAAAGTTTCCCCGCTGATATTGCGAAACGTCAAAAGCAGGGACGCTCCAGCTAGGATAGTCTCATCGGAGAAACGCGTTATCCCCTGGAGCGAACCCGCCATACTTTGTAATTGCTCGGATGTCAATCCAGCCGCTCCCTCTGTCGCTCTCAAGATACCTTCCAGTCGTGCGATAGCCTGCTCGCTCTCGCTGGCTGATACCACAAATTGATTGCCGAACTCAACGATATTATTAAATGCACCGGCAAGCAAATCGAAACCGGCCTTGATACCAGTGACGATATTACCAAGATTGGAAAGAGCGCCGCCGATGTTCCCAAACATCCCCGACGTTTCATCTTTGCCTTGTATAACGATTTCAACAATCGCCACGTATCACTCCTGAAAATGCTGGTTTACCTGCGTTCGTTCCCGTTCTATCTTCGCATTCAATTCATTGATATATAAAGTGAGCCTTAATTGCCATACATACCGCCGCCAGCGCGACGGTTTTTCGCCTGTGATTTTCCAGGGTAATTGATGCAAAGCGAACGCCAACACTACAACGTCGAACCATCCGGGGAGGTCTGCGGGGTCAGGGAATCGACTTCTGAAGTAGAGTTCAATTGACCCCCTTTCGCGTTTGGGATGGTAGATTCCACAAGTGCTTCGCTAAATTTGTTGATAGCATCCGTCGCTTCATCCCGACTCAATTCATCAAATATTTCATACGCTTCGTCTTGCGGAATGTACTGATTATTTTCGTCAGCCATGAAGCGGCAGGATAGAATCTGGATTTGTTCCAGAAACTCGTCGGTAATACCTTCGCCTTGTTCTTTCAAGCGCCTGAATTTTTGCACCTTTTTTACATCTTTCCACTTCAGGCGCTTCCCTATTGTTTTTGCGTCGAACAAAAACTTAATGTGTATATCCTCAGACATTACAAACTACTTTCTGCCCGTAGGCGTGTGGTATAATCGTTCTTGTCTAGGTGCTTGCGGTTCTGCTTCTTTTTGTTTCTCATGTCAGCCCTTTGCCCGCGCACCTAGACAGTGAAGCGGATTTGCGAAGGGCTGGCTCCTTTAAGAGGACAAAATGATTTGTAAAATCTGCGGCATTAATCCAGCGCCGAAGCCTAAATACTATGGACTTTGCGCCAATTGCCGATCCAAGAAGTACGATTTTTCCAAAGGCAAAACGTGTATGTATTGCGGCGTAAAAATCACCAACAAGATAGTTCATCACATAAACCTAAACAAATCTGATAATCGAAACTGTAATCTTTTGATTTGCACAAATAGTTATCACCGTTGGCTTCATCACCACATGGCTGTTGTATGGGTCAAAGAACACCCAGAACTCAAGGCACCGTACTAAGCTCCACCGCGACCACTACGGACCCGGCGGCGGCGGCAGTAGTGTCATAGGCTGACACAAATTTACCCGTCACAATATCATTGCCATTGGCTTCCCCGATCTTCGAGAAACTCTCCCAATAGCCGGGGAGATTGATCTTCAGGGTGGGAACGCTGTATGTCGTGCCGGGAGTGGCGAACGCCGTTAAACCTTCGACTTTGACTTGCAGTAGGACGGGGGTTTGGGCGCGCCACAAGACTTTCTGCGCGGCGGCGATTGCATCATGCTCGAATTCCAGGTCACAGGTAACTACATAATCCGTGCCTTGCGTGAACGAAAAGTCAAGACGCCCGTCCGCCGTATCCTTCGCTTCGATCCCCGATGCGAACTTGAAATTGACGCCGCGCACCGTGTTGGACTTGATCGTTGTTCCAATTGTGCCGCCGATTGCATCCTGGTAGATTTTCGTCAACCCGAAATTCATGTTATTGACGGCTAACAAGGACAGCCCAGCCGAAAATGCGCCCAGGGCAGGGGCGCGCCCCTGGATGTTTGCCTGTAGCTGATATGCGGTGCGCCCATTGCCGGATAGCGTCCAGTCCTTGACGAAACAATACGCCATGCGTTCGACTTCGTTATCATCTCCGCTCTCGATGGAATAAGTCTTGATCGCGTTGCCTGCGGTAGTGGGGAACGCATAGGTATAGATATAATCCGTCCCTGCGCCATCCTGAGAACCGGCAACGGTTTTTACACTCATTTCCAGGATATGCAGGAGACTTTCAAATGTCGCGGGGGTTTGACTGATTGCCAGCGTTCCGCCCTTCATCGGAACATTCGTGCGGGTCGTGCCGCTGATGATTCCGATGTCCTCACTGACACGTTGCACCTGGATATTGTCCAGGATCGTCCCGATGCCGCGAAAAACAAACGTCGCGGATGAGGTTGTCCCGGCTGTTGCCTCCCTGTAAAATTGTAACTTTCTCAAACTTCTACGACCAGCCATTATTTACCTTCCTTTGCCGCTATTACCTTTTTTTGTTCGGCTGTTGGTTTCTTGTAGAGGCCGCTCGCAAGTATCCCGGCCTCATCTATTCCAATTTCCTTCCAGAGTTCCGCACGCTCGGCGAAATCTTCGTCCGTCAGGTCGCGGGCGGGTACGTGTATGATCGCGTCTCCCTGGCCTATGTAATGTAATTTAATTGCCATGTTCACCTGCCTCTTGGTTTTCTTTTTCCAGTTCTACCAGTATTAATTTCTGAGCGCCTACAGTGTCACCTGCTTCATATAGTCTTTGAATTTCTTCGGTGTTTTCTATCGGCGGCGAAGCTACAACACGATGAAATTTCAAAGCGCCTTTCAGATATTCTTCATACATCTTAGCCAAATCAGGGATTGTCATAATCCTACTCTCCGCGCCACCATCGTGATCTCATCTTCGATTGCCTTCGGAAGTTTTGCTACTTCTTCCTCCTGCACGTCGCGCAGCAGATTCCAGCGCCCTTCGTGCATCCAGGCTTGTTCCAGGCCGTAGGCGTTGCCCACGACATATTTTGTGTATGGCGTGTCGTTGCGCGTGGTATAGCCGTTCGTGTTCGGTATAATCATCCAACCACCGCCGAGCCTGCCTGTGCGGATATATGTCTGCGCCGGTCGCTCAGGCGGGTAAATCTTCATCCGGCGGACAATTGCCTGTGATGTCTGGTAGATTTGCAAGCGCCCGACTTTTGGGATCTCCGCCGACAAATCTTGCAAACCGCGCCGCACAATATCGGCGTTGTTGATCTGGATGGATAACTGCGTCATAGATTTATCTTCTGCTTCACGTTCTCAAGCATTGCCCGGTAACCTACGCAATCCACGCTTGAATAAATATATACGGGCAGGAATTCCCAGCGCAAAATTCCAAAGGTGTCAATAGACGCATCGAAGAAGCGACTGGTAGTCGTGATCTCGGTCAGAAGCGCCGCGTCAACCAGGTCTACAATCGGCAAAAGCGCGGCGATGTTCAATGCGAGATTGGTGTGCGGCGTCAGGATGTCAACAGCAATCGTAGCAAGGTGCTGCATCGTCCCGGTTTCGCTGATCTCAGTCATTGATGTCATAAGGTATGTCAATGCGAAAATCCGTTCGTTGATGTTTTCCTGCGGCGTCGCGGGCGCGGCTCCGATGCCCGCCACCGCCGCCACTACCTCCGCGACTTCCGTTACCGCTGTGGTGTAGTCCTGCGTCATTGTGATAAAATCCTATTGGTGGTGGTGTAAGAGACAGCATAGCGACGCGTAAGAAGATGCAGGTAAAAATCCTGCCCACCAAAAGAGACGCCTTCGGGTGTCTCTTTTTTCACGTAATCCTCACATAAGGACACAGGAGTTTTTCTACATCAGGATCAAGCGCTGGAATGGTTAGAGTGATCGTGCCAACGCTGGACGCCCCGGCCTGTCCAAGCGCCGTGTTGAAGCGTTTGTATTCGCGATTGCTTTGCAGGATACAGGCCAGTACAACGGTTTTCGGGACTGCCGCCCAGCCGAACGAAGCAGTGACTTTCACGCCCTTTTTTGTGCCGGGGAATGAGTAATCGCCTTCGGGCGTGGTCTCTATCATCTGGTAAGGCCAGCCATCCAGTGTCGCGTTGAACGATGTCAAGTCGTAGTCTGTCGTTGCCCAGGTGGTTTCATATGTTCGGTCGCCGTCCTCATCCGTTACGAGCGTCAGCCCGCTTGAGGTCGAGATGTCATCTACAAAGACAAGATCGCCTTCGTCCGCGGTGTAATATCTTGTTTCGGATGCTGAGAAAAAGCGCCGGGCGCATTTGTTGTCTATCAAGCGCGAGACGGCTTCGATGATGGTTTCCAAAATCTCATCATGGGTTGTGTTCGAGAAGTTCAGCACGTCAGACGATTTCACCTGCGCGAGCGTACAGTAGCCGTTTGTCAGCCCCGTTCCTGCGGTCGTGTTCGTGGATGTTGGCGCGGCGGTCAGGCCGGTACACGTGCCGTTGGCAATGGCGATATTCAGCGTGTCATCATTGGCGACCGCGACATGCTTCGTCAGGACTACATTTGCGCCAGAGCCTGAGACCAAAAACAACGCCGCCACATCTACATCGAAGGCAAGCGCCGTGCGTATCAACCCACCAACGATGGAGGCGGTATCTGCTGACGTGACGGCGACAGAAACGGCCTTCGGCGTGTTTGCCATGCCGAGCGCGGTTATAGTGACGGTAGCGTTCCCCGTCCCGGTGACTGTTCCGACGACGGTTGAAGTTTCCACTTGCTTGATGGTCATGCAAGCTCCATAATCATCTGCTGTTGTGCCTCTGCAATGCGCTTCTCTGCAATAGCGAAATACTTAGGCGAAATCTCAATGCCTGTAAAATCACAACCTAATTGCGCCGCAGCTACGCCCGTGCTACCAGACCCCATAAACGGGTCAAGGATAGTTTTGGCCTTCGCAATCTCAATACACCACTTCATAAGCGAAATCGGTTTCTGTGTTGGATGTAAGCCATTCTCTTTCATCATGGCGGCTCTGGAATAAGTAAAAATCCTCACCGCCTTATCTTGGCTGCTCCAAGCGAGCTCGCCATCCGCAAGACTAAAATCCCGCTGCCCCTTATCCCACATCAGCCACTGTTGCGACGGCGGCAAACAATCCGAAAAGTAATTACCGCCCCAAATAATTACAACCTTTCCAATTCTCAGCAACTGGTCAAAATGCTCTCTTGTTGGTCGCCACTTATCCCAATCACCATCGGGACGGAAATCGCGCCAGCCGTTCTTAGGATTGCGCCCCCCGCCGTTTATGTAGTTGATTCCATACGGCGGGTCAGTAATCACAGCATCCACGCTCTTATCAGCCAGCGTTGGCAATATCTCAAGGCAGTCGCCCAGTCGTAAGTCAATCGTCATTCCGCCACCGCCTCCGGCTCTCCTGTGTTATGAAAATCGCTCACGCTATCCCAGGCGATAAAATCTGCGCTGGATGTGGGAATATCGCCAGCTACATGACCTGCTATACAGGAGCGGTCTACAAACGCTTCATACCCGGCTTGCCGCGCGTACTCGTAGAAGCGACGATCTTCCCCGCCGCCCGAAGTCTCGTTGTCGCAGGCGAACCACAGGCCGTCTCCCTGGTCGGGAACTTTTGCGCGGATGTCCTCAAGCACAGTCCGGTGTATTAGCGTGCAGGCGGTTGCGGTGAAGCCGACAGAGACAAGCGCATCGTCCGGGCAGGGGTCTATTAGGAACGGCCCGAACTTGATCCACTCTTTGTGGTCGTAGAACCAATCACGCGTATCATTGATCCGCATCACATAATGGCCCTCATCGCCGTCGTAGGACTTCCAAATCTGCGGGACGACCGGGTTATGTCTCATGAACACTAGCGCCGATATGAGAGGCTTATCCCAGGACAAAAGGCGCGTAAGTGTTTCAGGGACAAATACAACATCGTGGTGAGTGCTGAACATCCATTCGGCGTCGGTTGCGAGAAACTCCCGCACAATATCGTTCCAGATGACGCGAACCGATCCCGCGCCGCTCTGTCTAAATGTCCGCTTTGCGCCCTCGGGCAACAGCAGGTTTACCCACGAGTGGACGCACGACCACGGAGGCGGCGCGCCAGATGAGGGAACCCAGTGGAATATGTGCAAAACAAAACGCTTTCCGGGGGAGGCAATTGCTCGCCTCCCCCTTATCAGTTGTTAGACGGTTACGACTTCGACGCTGGATGCTGTTGGCGGACGATTGATGCCGTTGTACAGTTCCACCACGCATGAATGCGGGACGGCTGTCGAGAGCAGTGATCCACCGGAGACAAGCAACCAGGGCGTGCCCGCCGAAATAGGCACATCCACTTCTAGCGTGACCGAGGTGCTCGATAGCACGCCGGAGGTCACAGCGGCCAGGGATGCACTGGCAATAGCGGCGTAAGTTGCGCCGGATGTGGACGCCTGCCAGGGGCCAATACCCGCCGAAAGTGCGGCGGTTGTGGCAGCGCCATTGCCGAAATTGAAGATGAAGTGCGCGCGGGAGTATCCGGTCGCGTCGACCTTTGTTCCGACCAGCGCACCAACTTGTCCGCCGCTGGCTGCTACTGCAACCATCGACTTCTGGACATCAGGATTCTTGTTGCGTGACATGTCATCACCTCTTATGCAGCGTTGGTCAGATAGTAGAATGCTTCGCTCTGAAGTACTCCGCCACCGCGGAAGATAGAGGCGAAGATACCGATTTGCCCGGTTGCCATGTACAGGTAGGGGTTGCGCTGTACGACCATGCCCGGCTTTTCCACTACTGCGTAGTAGGAGAAATTGCCGAACACGACGCACTTGGCTGAGGCTGTGGTATACGGGTCAAGGTCGTCATCAATGACAGCCTTGTAGCCGAAGAAATCGCCATCCTGCGGGGTCTGCACGTATGCAAACGGGACAGCCGATGTTCCGCCACTGCCTTTGAGATACCATTTGGTCTTATTCGCCATGAGCATGGCGGACTCGGACGGCACGTTATACCCGCCGCCGAGATAGCCGATCAGGGCCGAAAGTTCTGAAGGCAGAATGACATCGGTCGTGGCGGTCGTGTTTGCAACCGTCGCGCCGGTCACGATACCCTCAGGCTGCGCCGTGCCTGTGCCTGTGGTGTAGATGGTGTTCTCGGTGTTGGCAACCGCACGACCCAGGGCATTGGTAAACCATGCTTCCCAGTTCGTGCCGTTGTACATCAAGAACTCTTCATTCATCTTGGTCAGCTTGGTGTACTTGTACAAGATGAGGTCTTTCTGCGATACCGTGCCCTCATTCTCATCGTATGTACCAGCCTCAGCCGTCAGGACGAAATCGGTTAGCTTGGTGTCTTCACGCGGGACCAACAGGTGATCGGAAGGGGTCGTCAGGAACGTGCAAGGAACCTGCCGCGCCCACGACATAATGTCGCGCTTGGCGATGATCTGGTTGTACAGGGGATCAGGAACCAGGAATCCACCGCTTGCTCCGGTCGTGATGTTCCAGGCCGCCTTGCCTGCCTTGATGTTGTCGAAGGACGAGTCGGGGCGGATCAGCCCTTGATTTTCCTGCCCGGTCTTGAGCCAGGACTTGAATGCTCCGATACCATCGTTGTCATCGTCGGTCGGCTCGGTGGGGTGGTAGAACTTCTGCGGCCCGTGCTCCTTCAATTCCTCAATGGCCTTTTTGTACCCGGCGTCCTCAGCAGCTTTCAATTCTGCCGCCTTCTGCAATTCCGCCTGGGTTTTCGCTTCGCGCATTGCAAGCGCGTCTGCGACCGCCTTATCAACGGCGGATTTGATTTCTTCTTCCATGATGTTCTCCCTTTGTTTGGTAACAGGTTGATTGGTTGGTTTAGTTTGGTTATACTCCTCAACGGGCAACGCCGTATGGGAAGTTAGTAACGATTTAATTGGTAGTATCTGGTTGGTCTTGCGGAATTCTGCCGGGGTAGGGGTCAGTGACGCGTCCAGACCAAGAGGCCAGCGCGTGATTTCCCACACGCCGCTCTTGATTGCTTTGCGGTCTACAAGGTGCGAAGCTGTGCCGGATGACCAGGCTAATTTCCCCGCAAGTCCCAGTTCCGCGATTGTCTTTTCGTATTCATTACGCGCTTCGATTACCACCTCGGCAAACACTCCAACGTCATCAATGGTAAGCGTCGCTTTATTGGATAGCGGCTCGGTGTATTTCACTTCGATGTTGTGCTTTTTGATCTGGATCGGCAGGCGGTGGTTGAACCATACATCAGACTGTTTTGCATCGCCGTAGTTGGCCCTTTTCGTGAAATAGTCGCCCGCCAGGTCTGTATTCTCTGCATCCCTGAAACTGATTAGATAACCCCCTAGTTTGACCGCACCGCCGTCCAATGACGTGGCTTTGACCGCATCGCCGGGGTAGATATATTCCTCATCCAGCGATTTGCCCTCCATCATCGGCATTTCACCCCCTGGCTTTTCACACTCAGCGCCGTTTTCCACCATGATGTCATGCACGGTCTGGAACGCCTCTGTTTCTTTGCGCGTGTGCCGCGCGCCGATTTTCAGGAAATGCTTGACCGCATCTTCCACAGACATCCCGTAGAATGACTTTTTTTCTCCCCACATAGACATGCACGCGGCGGCGGCTTCGTCCTGTTCTTTCCCCTCTTCCGTCATGGCGGACATACACGCGCTCATCCATTTGTCTTTATCGTCGTATTCCGAAACGTTCGGCATTTTGTCCCTTTGCGTATTAACGCAAAAAGCCGGTTATCTTTCCCGACCCATTTCGAGTCGAAAGATAACCGGCTATAACCTGGGGTTGTATTAGTTAAGCACTGTCTGTGTCAACACGTATTCAGTGCCTTAAACTTCGGCATTCCTGCCTGCAAGCATTATAACACAGAATTAGATTTTATGTTCTGTCAAGTACCTTTTGGTCTTGCGTATCGCCACGTCTTTCGCGATGTTGGCAAAATCCTTTGACCTTACAAAATCACCTGCGAATCTGTATACCCAGGTATATCCATACCCACCTATTTTCACCTTTAATAGATATGCAAACACATCGTCAGGCAGTGGAGGCTTGTAATAATCAAACATTTCTGTGTATCGGTGGGTAATATCCTCTAACCCTACAAACTCAATATCGTTCTCAATATCGTTATCGTTGCCCATTACTCAACTTCCTTTCTTCCAACATTCTTTGCAGTCGCGGCGGTGCTTGTCCAGCGCCCGCCAGCGGTGGGTAACTAAAGCACGGTCATAAATTATCCACCCAATCTCACAGATATAAATCATAAAACGATATGACCACATAGCTCTATTTCAAAAGCCTCTTCGTTTTAGCCGTGTCACGCGGCATATAGAACGGCATCGGGATGTGGTGGTCTGGCTCCATGATGATCTCAGATTTGCTCCGGTAGTGGCTGATGATCCTGCGCGCAAGTTCCAGCATCGTGACCGGCGTATCATCCCCCACGTCATACGCCTGCCCGCGCTCGCCCCGTAGCAGGATCGCCCACAGCCAGCGGCCAAGTTCTGCGCCATACATATATGACCGCACACAAGACCCGTCGCCCCAAATCTTGAGCGGCTCGCCTGCCTTCGCCGCCTGGACAAATTGGGTGTATGCCTTGCCATCGTCTAGGCGCTCGCCGTAGAAGGTGAACAGGCGCGCAATGACTACATCGATGCCGCTGTCCAGGCACTCTTTTTCCCAATCGAGTTTATTCTGCCTGTACTCGGTATCGTTCTCATCGTGGTAGACGATCCCGCTCGAAGCGTATAGCACGCGGACACCGAATGGCTGGCTGAATTCCAGGACTTCATACGGCGAGATATTCGCAAGGTGTACGATGTAATCCCAGGTCATCCATTCCCAGTGTCGTAGTTCGTAGTCGCTTTTGCCGAAGTAACTGATACGTAAATCGGGCGGGGCGGTCTGCCGCATCCATGAACCGCAGAAGCCGGTCCCGCCTGTGACTAAAACTTTATCCATTGAAATACTTCCGTATTACTTCGACTTGATAGTCTCGCATGTCCGGGGTGATTCCTGGGAATACGCCAATCCAAATACCGCGCTCATATATTAAATCGGCTCCATCCAAATTACCTACCACACGATAATCTACGCCATTTATCAATTTTCGGTAAGCTGGTTGCCGTAATAAATTACCAGCCATCACAGGTCTACTGCCTACACCGTGCTCGTCAAGATAACGCGCCAATTCGTTACGTCTTTCTGTCAAGAACGCAAAACCAAACCATGACGGATTGCTACCAGGAGTAGCTTGAACTATCTCAATCGGCAAATCCTTCAAACCTTCGTTCAAGTAAGCCCAATTCTCGCGGCGCTTCTGTATAAAACCTTCTAATCTATCTAATTGCGCTACACCTACAGCGGCGGCTAAGTCGTTAGCTTTGAGGTTCCATCCGATACGACTGTAAATATATTTATGATCGACTTCGTAGTTGAAGCGTTTTCCACATGTATTATCTTTACCTGGTTCACAGAAACAATCCCGCCCCCAGTCGCGATAACTCTCGATGACCTTCCTCAGCCGCGGGCTGTCTGTTAGCACCGCGCCTCCCTCCCCGGTAGTGATATGATGCGCCGGGTAGAATGAGACGGTAGACATTATGCCGCGACGACCAACCATTTGCCCGTTGATTGTGCTCCCTACCGCGTCGCAGCAATCTTCGATAGTTGGATACCAATCACATATACCAGACAGATCAACAGGGTTTCCGAGTGCATGCGCCATAATGACAGCGCGTGTTTTATCGCTGATGGCTTCCCAAACATTCGCCATATTAATATTATTCAGCGTCTTTGGGTCACTATCCACGAACACCGGCACTAGCCCAAGCTGGATGATGCAATTGACCGTCGTGGGGAAGTTCACCGCCGTCGTGATGACTTCGCTTCCTTTTGGCAGTTCCAGCGCAGCCAATGCCAGCAGATTTGCGGATGACCCGCTATTGCACAGGATCGCCTCACGCGCGCTCATGAATCGGGCAAAGCCGCGCTCGAAGCGGTTCGTCCAGATGAAGCCGCCATAGCTCTGCGAGTTTGCGACCTGCATCACGTTATCCGCTTCTTCCTTTCCAGTCACTTGCCCCGAAATAGGGACTTTCATTGCACACCTCCATTGAGTAGCAGGTGTACAACGACACTCTACGGTTGAAAATTATTTTATTTCCTGTTTTACTGCGATAACTCGTAAAGCAAAGGACTTACGAAACAATTAGTAATCGCCTTATATGTGGTAATAATAGAATACCAGAGAGAGAAGAAACAGTATTGTGCTGATCGCTCCGCAAATATCGCATAGGGGCGGGTCTGGTTCTAAATCTCCCATTCTCTTATCGGGCGGTATTAGAGCAATACCTATTAAACCAATTACCAAGGCCAACAAAATAGATATACCTGTTAACATAGTTTTCCTTTCTTGCCGCCAGCGTCAACGCGCTAGACAGGCGAACATGATTGTATAAGTTGTATTATTATAATTGAGGCGATTAGAATCATAACGGCTCTTGAAATCACCTCCACCAATCCAAAGCATCCTGGTTTATCACTGTTCATTTTCTTCCTTTCTGGATGAGGCGTTACCCATCCCACTCCATAAGAGCCTGTAAATCATCAATCTTAGGCGTCATGTCCTGCATGTCATCTGTCCTGATAGGGTTGCCCGATGCCATTACGCGCGGGAGCTGCTGCCAGTCGGGGTCTACGAATACCTCAACTATCATCGGAGCAAAGTCCAGACATTTGCAGAAGTTTGACAAATCCATGCCCCTCAGCGGCATGTACACAAAGCGATACGCCTCCGCAATCGCTTCGATGCTGGGGAGCGTCAGCCCGCTTTGTGGGTTCGCTCCTGTCACGCGCCCGAAGCGCGCAAGCTGTCCCACTCGAATACTGTTATAGCCACCGTTGTTCATCACAAAGAAGATAATCGGCAATCTCAGTCGCCGGATCGTCTCAAGTTCCTGCGCGTTCATGGCAAAGCCGCCGTCGCCCGTCACGCAGATGGTGCGCCGCCCGGATGCGAGAGCAGAGCCGAGAGCCATCGGAATATCAGCGCCCATTGCGCCAATCGTGCAGACGTTGGAGATTCGCTGCCCCGCCTTGACTTTATATGCCTGAAAGAACACGGTTGGCGCGTTGCCCGATGAGCCGAGGGCGAATACGTCATCGGGATGGCTGAATTCATGAAGTAAAGACATCAGCCGAAACGGATTAACATACTGTGCCCACTTGTGAACATCCATAGTTTCATGCACCCAGCCGTCCAGTTCCGGGCGGAAGCGGGCGTAGAGCGCCTTGCACCAGTTGAGCCAATCGCGATGAGGCGGGGCAAGGGATGGAAGAAAATCAATATCGTCTCTACAGTCAAGGGTCTGCGAAACATGGTAACGCTTCGGGAACTTCTGCGCTTCCGCCTCATCAATGTCATACACATAGATTTGAGCATTCGGCGCAAAGCGGTCGTAGTCGTAGGCGACCTGTTCGCCGTCCAGCCGCGCGCCGAAGCAATAGAGATGGGTCGCTTTTTGCGTCGCAATATTCGCGGCGCGTTGCCCGAAGATTCCGGGGCGGCCTATAAACACAGGTGAGTTTTCAGGGAGTAAGTCCGCCGCCATCCAAGTTGTGCAAATCGGGATGTTCAGACTGCATAGATGTTCGATGAGCGCAGGGTTATTGCGGATGCCGTTACCGAGAATTATCACTGGCTTATACATCGGCGGCCTGCACATCCATTGGAATATCGAGCCAAGCACCGCCGCGCCTGCCTTCCTTAGCTGCGGTAATGCAGTTGTCTAACTCAATCATCGCCTCTACCGCGCTTTGTGGTTGCGCCACGTATTTCGTTATCGGTCTCACCATTTCAATCGTCGGCCCTTCCTGCGTCCCGCGTGAGCGCATCCCAGGTAGAGCCAGCCACTTGACCATAACCTGCCCGGATATAAATAGAACAGGCACGCTATCCAGCCACGCCGCAAGGCAGGGGGTCATGGCATTGGTAACGCCGGGTCCGCTCGTCACAAGGCACACGCCAAAACCCTTGTATTGTGCATACCCGACCGCGGCATACCCGGCTGATTGTTCATGGAGACAGCATACGGCGCGCAATCCCGACGCGCCCAGCGCATCCACCAGCGGACCGGAGCCACCGCCGGGGAGGTAGAATACGGTGGAAACTTCACTTTTCAGTCTTTCCCAAATTGCTTGTGATACATTCATGTTTCGATCAGGGGATTGGTAATCCCGGCCTTTCGTATATTTTCGATAAGTCTCTGTCTTTGACCTTGACTCATTATTAATATCGGCGCGGCGTTGGTAGGTCGTTCCTGTACCGGCTTGCCGTTGTACGTCTGCCCACGGTACGCGGGATCATTGTCAATGTAGTCCAAGATGTTCAATTCCACCTGTGCCAGCAGATGCCACGTAATATCACCCATGCCCCACACGTTGAGCGGCAAGCCCTCAAGCGTCCTGAGCCTGTCCACGCGGGCGGATATATTGTCTGTGATGTGCTTCGCTGACTCCTGCGCCACGTCCAGCCGCCTGAATTGCAACTGGTACGCGGGCGCGTTCTCAAGCTCGTACTTCCGCACGTCTATCAATTCGAAGCCGTGCCGGTATCCCAAGTCGAGATAGTTTCGCAGCGTGAAATGGTTGATGTGCTTCGTGTTGAAATCCAGAATCGGCATTTTCCAGTGTTGCAAAAGCCCCGTCGCGTCCGGCCCATCTATAATGAGTAGGCCGTCAGGCGCAAGCGCGCCGCTGATGCGCTCCATCGTTTCGGGCAGATCGTAGACGTGCTCAACAACGTGTGAGGCGTAGATAAGGTCACATTGCTGGGGCAGGGGGGCGCCCGCGCCCACGCAGACGGCGTTGATATATCCCCTGTCCCGCAACATATCTACGATGATGCTCCGACCATCGTCTCCGTTGCCGCCGAAGTCCACAATGACGGCCTCTCTCTCGTGCTTCGCCAGACCGCTTATCACGACCGCGTCCATTTTTAGCCGCTCGATATTGGATGGGTTGTTGATGCCATAACCGTAGTATTTCAGGTAATACTCATTGAGCATCGCCTGATTGAAATCCCCGTCGCCGTAGAGCATCGAACAGGCGTAACAGGTATACCAGATGATCTCGGACGGCAAGGGCCACGAATCGGGCACGCGGTAGGGCATACGGAATACTTCTGTGCGGGAGGGGTGTTCACAGACGGGGCAGGGGCGGGTCATTCTTCCTCCACGAAAGAAGAATTTGCCCAATAATAGACAATTCCGTAATTTCTTGATATACCCTCGTAATTCTGTTCAACAGTAACCCACTCAAGCCATCTGGTTTCAGAGACATGATAGTTTTCGGTTGTAACCGGGAACCACGCAAACCACCTTTTTATTCTTTTTTCACCAACCTGCGGAATTATTTTAATATTTCTCACTTTTGTATTCTTTCTGCGAATTCTTCGCGGTCATTGTCGATGTTATCTGGTAATGCCTGTATATAGTCGCACGTACCACAAGCCGCGTTCTCGCTCTTGCGCGCTTCCAGGTGCATCAGCCGGAAGTCACGCAATCGTGCGCCGTTCCAAATCTGGTACAGACTTTCATTCTTGATGTTCCCTAATTGGTGTAGATGGTATTGGTCATCGTTGCATATTGAAATGTCGCCGTTGGAGTTGATCGCGAGCATGTAGAGCACCAGCGGGCAGGCTATTTTCTGTGTGCGCGGCGTGCCATCAAAACTCTGATTAGTTCCCAGCTTCCAATCGAATTTGTCGGACGTACTCCAGCCATGCAGGTTTTCTATGGCGATGAAATCACAGCGGTCAGAGAAGTCGTCAAGGAATTTCTGCTTGTCGCCGTCCGTCAAACCCACGTCTGCTATCTTTGTTGACACCCGTGTACTCGTATCCCGGCTCCGCTCGAACAGGTCAAGCACACCATCCCTAAACTTTTCGTAATCCACTTTGACGCCTGCAATGTCGTAAAACATCTGCGCGTTTATGCCTGTTACACTCACGCCGATCATATCCAGCCCGCACGTTACCAGTTTGGCATTTAGTTCAGGCCGCAAAACATGACCATTTGTTTTCACCCATATACGCTCTGACACATTTGCATCCTTCATGTAGCGCACCATATCGGTAAAGCGGGGGTGTAGAGTTGGTTCGCCATCTTTATATAGATTCGCCTGCTTACATGGTCTGTCAAATTCTCGCAGGTCGTCCACGATCTTGCAGAACAGTTCGTAACTCATTAGTACGTTCTTGCGCCCGTACTCACGCAGTAAGTCGGGGTGTCCAGTCGGGCAAAATTTGCATCTGTAGTTACACGCGTTGCACGGATCAATAAAAAGCGTCCACGGCGCGGGCAATGGTACGACATCTATCAGCCGCTCCCGCCGCTCGCCGCGCAAGTCTTTCGCCTGAATGAGTTTAGCCATTTTTTGAAAGCCACCCTCCGTCAACGGTAATAACCTGACCGTAAACGTATGTACTCGAAATTAGATACATCAGCGCCCCGGCTATCTCCTCCGGCTTCCCGAACCTGCCCGCGGGCGTGATGCTTTCAAGTAGCTTGCGCCGTTCGGGTGTTATGTATTCATCTACCATGCTAGTCTGCGTTAAACCGGGGCACACTGCATTGACCCGAATCAGCGGCGCGAGTTCGATTGCCATCGCCCGTGTGAGGCCGAGCAGACCATGTTTCGCGGCGACGTAGCCGGCTATGTTGCGTGCTCCCTGGAAGGCGGACGTAGAAAGGATATTGACGATATGCCCGCCGCCGTGCGCGAGCATGTGCCGGGCTGCTTCCTGGGACAGAAAGAACGGGACGGTAAGCATCAACTCGATTTGTTCACGCCATCTTCCCGCGCTGTATTCGATAAGATTTTGATGATACTGCGAGCCTGCGTTGTTGACAAGGATGTCAATACTACCAAGTTTGTCTATCACTTCAGATACAACCGGGTTACGTCCAAAAAAATCTGTCAGGTCAGCATGGATGAATAAATCACAGTCCGCCCTTGTCCTTCCTGCCACCGCGACGGTATGCCCTGCGTCCTTCAATGCACGGACGCATGCCGCGCCGATCCCGCGTGAGCCGCCGGTAACAAGGGCGATCACTCGTCTGTACTTTCTAGCAACTCCAGCCGCTCGGCGGGTAGTTCGATTTCGGCTGGCGTCTCGTTGATGATCTCGATAGTAAATCGCCCATGACCGCTGAAATCATGTACGTAGTTTTCCTCAAACCAATATAGATCGGTTATTTCTTGTTTGTTGCCGTTTTGGTCTGTTGCAAATATCCTCATGCCAATCCTTTCTACTCGATTCGATTATAGTCCGCATGTTCTAATTTTAAAAGTCTCAAAGTGTAACTACATTTCCGTCATCGTCTACAAGACCGTCGCCGCAGTTACCGCCCGGCGCACATGCCAAGCCGCCGCCTTTCGGGGGTACGAAATCATGTTCAACCCACCACGACGCGCGATGTCTCTGCCCGCGCAGCCTCACGCAATCAGGACAAGATTCTTTTGTGTCGCTTATCTGCGTGAATGTAAGCATCTTATTCTTGGACCCGCGTAAGACTGCCTCATTGTAGAAGCCATCCAATCCGCTTGCGTACCCGTTCGCCCGCGCTAGCGCCTCCGCCGTTGCGTTCACGTCACCCTCTTTCCGTAATTCCCGCAAGTTCTCAAAGAGTTGATCCACGAAACCAAGCTGCGAATCCAGTTCTGCCCGCGCCCAGGCTGCGGTTTCTGCGTCAAGCGGTAGTTCCGCTCCCGCGTCCTGATACCCTGCGTCAGCCGCGGCGACATACGCCTTCGAGATAGCCGCAGCCATCAACGCCTTGTATATCGTGATATAGCCTGAGCTGGTCAGGTAATCATATATCGCATCGTGGATTTCGCCGCTCATCTCGGCGCGGATAGAGGTGTAATCGCCAGCCGCCTTGAGCGCGTGTAACTTCACGAACCGCCGCGCATCAGCGGACAGGTACGGCAGGACTTCCGGTACGGTCTGCACTGTGTCGAGCACGATCTTGGTCAATGCGTCAGTCATCCATCACCTCAAGGAAATACCAGGCGAGCAATTCGTCCTCATCGTCTATCTCCGGCGGACGGCGTACCGGCGCGTGCATAAGAAGGTAGCCAGCGGCCTCCGCTGCTGCCTCCTCCGCTCCGTTGTAGGGGATCGCAGCGTCGTAATTGATCGACTCGTCGTAGCTAGTGATAGCCACTATTCCTCTTTCGGCATCGGCGCGACGGATGACACAATCACCAGCCGGTAATCGCCTGTGTCCTTACTCTGTGCCCACTGCGGCGCGAACACGATCTGGAAGCCTGTCTCTTTGCATAGCTCCTGATAGAGTTCGACAAAGTCCTTCTCTGCGTACTTGCGCGGCGTCACTGCCGGGGCGGGGGTGGTTTTACCTTTCATGGGGTCACTATCTCGCTTTCTTCCGCTGTGATTGCGGCGTCTCTGGCGGCGTTTGCGTCGACGTTGGCTTTGTACGACTTGGACGCGTCCAGAATGGTACTGAGAACATACTTATCCAATATTGCCAGCTTCTCAGCCGCCGATAAGTCGGCATAGACACGCGGCGCTTCTGGCGTGCCGTGATTGCCCATACCAACATCGAAAAGATAATGCGCTGCCTGGTCTGCTTTCTTATCAATGAGTGCGGTGGTCGCGCTGTATTGGAAACGGTACGCGGTCAGTCCTGCTGAGGGTGTGTTGGGTAGTCGAGTGAGTGCCATATTAAGCTGCTCCTTTCATGATTCCTGTGTTGACTAATGCCGTCCGCATTGCAACGACTAAATCATACAATGCGTGCATGTTGGCATCGCTATCCAATCCAAATATGCCGGTAGAATACGCGGCGGGCGCGGCCTGCGTTGCTCCTGCTGGCTGTATGATCGGCGCCACGTTCCAAAAGCCTAGTTTCTGCGTTGTTGCCGTGCCGATCTTCGTTCCAGTGGTAGTATCAGTCTGGATGTTCGCAACCGATAAATCTAGTCCGCCATCAAAGCGGGATAATCCATCATCCACCCAAATAGCGTAGGGATTTGAGATTGTCGCTGGCCCTGCTCCGCCTCCAAGCGGTGAATTGGCAATGTACAGGGTTGCGGCGTTGGTCACAGTCAAGGCGGAGGCTGCCGAAAGGGTAGGACGTGCGATGTCGAGATAGTTGAAGCCTGTCGCGGTTGTGATATTGGTCGAGCCTGAAATGGTTGCAGTTGCGGCGCGTAGTTCAATCCCTTTCCAGACCGCGCCTGCTGCGCTTGCGCGTGTGCCAGAACCTAGAAATGATATATCTCCTATATTGGTGTAAATGGCGTAATTCAGAGTGCTGGCTATATTCTGATTTTGGATGTACACCCCATACATATTTACAATAGTTCCGGCTGCACCTTTAGTTGGCGTCTTTACAAATAGACCTCTAGCATCAGTGATCGTCCCTGCCGTATTTGCCTGCCGAATATCAACCACAGCCGCGCTAGAGTCGGTGATGGTTCCGGTTGAATTATTCCAAATAGTCGCAACAAAACCAGAAGCGCTTGTGAGTGTTCCTGCTGCCGAGTTGAAAATATCATACTGCGCTCCTATCGCTGAACTCATTGCGGACGCAAATGAATTAGCCACTGAGAAATAAGCACCCCTTATAGTACCGGTCAGATTTTGGATTGTATTAGTCCCAACTTGTACAAACATTCCGTAGAAGTTGGCGGACGACGCTGACGCAGGATTTACGGTTTGTTGAACCCACAATGTCCTTTCGTTGTCGCCCGATAATGCCGTACTAACTTGCTTTAGGTAGACAAGTTTTTGTGTGACGGTTTTGTTGATTTCAAAAAACCCGACCCCCGCCGTATCAGTCGTTCCAATTATAAGTTTACCAGCGCCTGATATACTAGCCCATACAGCACCCGTGCTCGCCTCCCACGTTTGCAGTGCGCTTGTCTGTGTGCTATGCCCCTGTACCCGAAACTGTATCTGGTCGCTTGTGCCGTCCACCATCTGCTGAGTCGTAAACACATTCGCCGTTGCCAGCAGCGCGGCCGTGCCTGTGGCCGGGATGGTCAGGGTGAACCCACCGAGTGCCACGGTTCCCCCGCCTGTGATGGTGGTCGCCGCTCCGAGCGTGAGCGTCGAGCCTGCCGCGTTGGCAATGCCTGTACCGCCCAAGTCTGCACCCAACGGGAAGGTGAGCGCGGCCTGCTTCGCGTTGAATGTGCTCCAGTCTGTACCGGATAGCGTGCCTGTCACACCAGCAGAAGCAAGGCCAAGAGATAATGCCTGTCCCACCAGAGACAGCCCGTTAGCCGTGCCGATGGTGACGGCGGCGTGGTCAATGGCTTCCAACTGCACAACCCGGTAATCGAGCGACGATGCAACCGCCGAACCGTCTACCCCTATCTTCGCTTCGAGCGCCTCAACTGCGTCGTTGATGTTGGCGTGCTGGGTCGAGTGCAAGACGGCAGGCGTAGAGAGATTGTCCGCCGGGGTAGGGTTGGTGAAGTCATCGAGTGTTACTGGAAATGAAGTAGGCATTACTTACTCTCTATCTCTGTGATCTTACCGTCCGCTCCGCGCTTGACGGTCGCCTTGCGCGGCTTCCGTTCCTCTTTCTGGATAACAACATCGGACGGCTCGACTGTGATGTTATTCTCGACCGGCGCAGGCTGGACCGTGTTGGTCACATTGACGATGGGCGTCTGTACTTCATTTGTCACGCTTACCGCCACCTCCGACGGATGGATGACAGGCGCAAATGTCACGTTCGGCGGGGGCAGGGGAGTCTCAACCGCCTGCTTCATTGCCGCCAGATTTTCCGTCATTGCCTTGACCGCTGCAATCGTTTCCTTGCTGGTCATATCCACGTTAGCAGGATTTGTAATGTTGATAATCATTTCATCTCTCCCGTGTGTGCCCGTTGGCTCTACCTTCGCGGCGACAATTGCCCGCTCGATGGTCAGCGCCAGCGCCTTGATCGCTTCGGTGTTATCGGGCACAGACTGATATATCGGCACAGGCGTGGATGTCGTCTCGCCGATCACAAACGCAGCTGCAATATCCGCCTCACTCTTTGCGTCCGCCAGTTTCAGACGGATCGGAGCGGCGATAGTCTCGCGCAAATGTTTGCACTCCCAATCCACCGCCGTTCCCTTGCCTTTTGCGTACCATTGTCGCGCACGGTCATACCATAGCGCCAGGTCCTTGATCTCATCGGCGGTAAGGTTCGCGGCGTTGGATGCGGTCGCGCTCTTGTTTTCGTAGCCGACCAAATCGACAGGGAACCACACCTCACCATCTACATAATAGACTTCCGAAAAATTGATCTCAATCGGCTCGATGGTTTCAACGGGCAGATCGCTATTCTTTGGAATATAAGCTAGTGTCATGTGGGGGATAAACCCGTAATCTTTATGATATGGCACATGATAGTTATCCAGCAAGCCGCAAAGCATGTTATACAGCTTCGGCGCCTGCGGGCTATCGAACGTCATAACAACCGGGTCGTTCTCGCCGTCGCTAACAAAGCGCGCCAGTCCTTGCAGTCTGCCCTTGATCGGGCTTTGGAACATTCCCAAATCTGACACGGCGCGAATAACATCTAGTTTGTCTATCGTTCTGTTATCGCCCAGGTAAACAAGCGTGATGTGCAAATCCTTTAGTAATTCCTCATCCGCGAAAGTGTACTTACTTTGTATCTCTGCCTTGATTAAGTCAGGGATACGTAACGCGATCATTGCCGAGTATTCACCCGCTTTGAAAGCCTTCATATCTTCCAACTCTGTCTCAACTGGCTTGCTCTGCTCCGCGACCGGCGGCTTCATCTGCTCCACCACTGCAAGCCGCGCTTCCTCTTTCCGGGCAATGATCCTATCCATCTTTCCCTGCTGCACCTTATCGAGATCGTAGCCCATGAAGCTCATGCCCAAATCAGCCACTTCCGGGTCAGTCGTTACGGCGGTAACAAACGAAACGAGCGACTCGTTACGCTTTACTTCATCTTCCTGGAATATCTCCAACGCCTCCAAGTTGAAGCGCATCCTGTAGCCGTAGGGCTTGAATAACTGGTCGGTGAATGTTTCCTCGATTGTCTGCTTGATGCCGACAAAGCGGGATGCGGTGTACCACTGCTTACGCAGCGCGTCGAATTCACTGGCAAAAGCGTTATCGCTCATGAACAGGGCGGTCGGGATGCCGAAACTATCCGCGACAGATTCCTTCGCATCCCGACGTAATTCGATATACGACTGTTTCAGTTCATCCATCCCCGCGCCGACGCGGATTAAACTAAGCGCGTCGCTATTCACGATCTTCGCCAGCACGTTGAAGCCGCCGCGCAACAGGCGGTCGAAGAAGCCCTCCGCCTTCTCCCGCTCCCCCTGGTTTATCATCCCCTTTGCTCCGAGCAGGGTTATCGGCACAAAGC